CAGATGTTCCCGACCAGCTCGTTGCCGCAGACGCCGAGCGCCCGCTACCAGAAGGTCAAGGAGATGATGGGCGACGGGTTCATCGACAAGGCGGTCGCCCAGCGGTTGCTGGAGTTCCCCGACATCGAGGCCGAGTCGAACTTGGGGAACGCGATGCTCGACGACGTGGACGCGACCATTTCGCACATCCTCGACGACGAGGAGCCGAACCTTCGCCCGCTGGAGGTCTACCAGAACCTCGACAAGATCATCGAGCGCGCGAACGCCGCGTACCTCTACGCGCGCAACCGGAACTGCCCCGAGGACCGCCTCAAGCTCCTGCGGAACCTCATCGACAACGCCACCGCGCAGAAGTCCGCGATGATGGCTCCACCCGCCGCGCCGATGGGCATGGGCGCGGGCACCCCGCCTCCGATGCCGGGAGCGGGTCTGTCGATGGCACCGCCTCCGATGGCCGGTGGTCCGCAGATCACCAACACGTTGAACGTGCCGCCTCCCATTCTTCCCGCCGTTCCACCCGTAGTTGGAGGCTGATCAATGAAACACAGCCCTTACACCCCGCCGTCTATCAAGGCTTTTGAGAACGAGCCCAGCGTCGTCGCAAACGCGCTGCTGCATGTGGACACGACTGAGCGGTTGGAGCAGCTTGAATCTGAGTTGGACGTGACGAAGAAGGCCCTTCGCGCAGCCGAAGCTGAGTTGAAGGTCATTGAGTTGACCAAGGCGCTGGAGAAAGAGACGCGGAGGAGCATCGCTATCTCCGTTATCTACCAGAACATGAGCAGCGACCCCGAGAGGTGCGCCCTTCATCTGGAAGACTTGCGCATCGCGTTGTTTGGAAGCTGAAGCAGTACCACCACACCCAGGAGATTCCGTGGCTGACACCGAGCAGAAGCAGGCCCCCGCACCTTTCGTCCCGCCGTCGCAAGTGAGTCCCAACGACTTGATGAAGGCGTTTCAAGACGAGGGCATCGTCGAGAAGCCCGCCGAGCCCGCGCCCGTCGCTGGCAAAACCGGCACGGAGCCCGCGGCAATTCCGGCACCAGTCGCGACGCAGAAGACGGAGGAACTGCCCGCGCTGCTGAAGATCGCGAAGGAGCGCGACGCCTTCCGCAAGGAAGTGGAGCCGCTCAAGCCGTACATGGAAGCCCTCAAGGTCCTCTCCCCCACCGAGGCCCAGCGGCTCGCGCAGGCGCGTCAGAGCGGAGATCCCGTGGCCGCGCTCGCGGCGCTCGGCTTCACCCACCAGCAGTACACCCAGAAGCTCCTCTCCCTCCCCCCTACCCCTGAAGAGGGACAGAAGGCAGAGGCACCGGAGCCGACCAGCGAGATTCAGGTGATCAAGCAGGAGCTGGCGGCGCTCAAGGCCGAGCGCGAGCAGGCGCAAATTCAGCAGAGCCGCGCAGGGCTCCTCGCGCAGATGAAGAACATCGTGAAGGACAACCCGAAGTTCGACCTCATCAACAAGACCGAAGACGTGGAGGGCATCGAGCGCGTGCTTCTCCAGTACCACACCCAGCACGGTACGCTGCCTGGCTCCACGATGGAAGAGTCAGTTCTGCTGGCAGCGGAAATGTACGAGTCCCACCTCAAAAAAGAGGCGGATCGCTGGCAGAAGGTGTTGACAGGCTTCAAGGAGTCTGCTCCTGTCAGCGCAACGAAGGCACCAGAGCCACCGCCTTCAGCCGGAACGGTGCAGACCCGGACGTTGACCAACGCGAACACCACAGCGCCCGCTGCGGTTCGCACCGTTCCCAAAACTCGCGAGGAAATCATCGCCGCGATCATCGAAGGTCGCGACGAAGACCTCGTCTGAAGGCGGCACTCCAAAGTGAGTCGCCCGCCGAGGTGACTCACAATGGCTGCTACGATTACCACCGCCGACAAGATTCTGAAGTTCATCTACTCGTCCCGCGCTCTCCAGAACGCGGTGTACGACAAGAACCCCCTCTTCGCCCTTCTCCCCAAGTCGAGCGGCTTCAACGGTCGCTCGATGATCCACGCGCTCACCTACGGCAACTCGCTGGCCCGCTCTGCGGCGTTCGGGACCGCTCAGGGTCGCGCGGGCATCAACGGTGTCTCGGGCACTGACTCGGGCTTCAACCGCGACGTGAACTTCACCGTGACCCGCGTGAAAAACTACGCGATGTACACGATCGAGCAGGATCTTCTGCTGGCCGCGTCGGGTGACCGCGCGTCCTTCGTGAAGGGCCTGACCCAGCTCGTGGACGGCACGCTCCAGACCCTCCGCAACGACTTCGGTCGCGACGTGTACGGCTCGGGCCTTGGTGAACTCGGTCAGGTGACCGCAGTGTCGGGCTCGGGTCCGTACACGTTCACGGTCGGTGAAGCCATCACCCAGATCGAGGTCGGCATGGAGTTGGTCGCGTCGGCTGGTTCGACCAGGACCAACATCCTTCGCACGGGCGCGGCCCCCAGCGTCACGGTGGCCACCGTCAATCGCGCGGCGGGTACGTTCACCACCCCGGCTCAGGTCACCGACCCCATCGTGGCAAACGACTGGTTGTTCATCCGCGGCGACCGCCCCGACGCGGCCACCACCGCAATCGGCTCGATGCTGAAGATCGCGGGCATGGACGCGTGGAACCCGTCCACCACGCCACCTGGGTCCGAGTCGTTCTTCGGCGTGGACCGATCCATCGACGCAACCCGCCTCGCGGGTCAGCGCCTCGACATCAGCTCGCTCCAGCCGGAAGAGGGCTACGTCACCGCGCTTGCGGCGCTCGCTCGCGAAGACGGCGACCCGAGCCACATCTTCACGTCCTTCACCGACGAGAAGAACCTGAAGCTGGCGCTCGGCTCGCGCGTGGACGCCGAGTACACGCAGGTCGGTGACATCGGCTTCGAGTCGATTCGCCTGCGCGGCCCGAACGGCACCGTCAAGGTGTACGCCGACCGCAACGCGCCTGTCGGTCGCGCCCGCATCCTGACCCTGAACACCTGGGAGCTGAAGCACCTTGGCGACCTCGTGAACAACGGCAGCGCGGGCAACGACGGCGGGCTGGCCCGTGAGTACCAGGCTGACCGCTTCGAGGGCCGCATGTCGTTCTACGGCAACCTCATCTGCCACAAGCCTGCGGCGAACATGGTTGCCGCGCTGCCCACGTAAGTCCAACTGAGTCCGAGGGCTGAACTTAGCCCTCGGACTTTCCCCTTCTCAGGAGAAGACACATGGCTTACCGACAGATGTACGAGTTTGCGGAGTACGCGACCCCGCATACGATTCAATTCCAGTTCTCCGTTCCGACCAACGGCGCCACCACTCCTGTCGCCACCGGCATCCGCGGGTACGGTGCCACCATCACCCGCACGGGTGTCGGCATCATGTCCGTGGTGTTCCCAGTTGGCATGCCGGGGGCGCAGTTGCTCTCGGCTCAGGCGTCGCTTCGCCTCGCGGCGGTCGGCAACACCTTCGCTCAGGTGGGTACGTGGACGCCCTCGACGCGCACGCTGCTCGTCAACTGCGTCAACGGCTCCGGTGTCGCGGCTGAGTGGCCCGCGGCGAACGCGAACAACGTGCTCGAAATCGACGTGGTGTTCAGCGATTCGGCTACCCTCCCCAACCGCGGCGGGTAACTGAGTGGCCTCGGAAACGCTCGCACATCTCCGCACTCGTACAAGAGAGCGGGCAGACATGGTGGGGTCGGCCTTCGTGGCCGACTCTGGCTTGGGTCTGGATGCGTGGATCAACGAGGCCAACCAGAAGCTCCACGGGATGTTGGTGGACGCGCTGGGCGAGGAGTACGTCTCCTCGTCCGCGTCGTTCACCACCATCGCCAACACCAGCGATTACGCTGTGCCAGCGAGTTTCTACAAGCTGTACGGCGTGGATCTCGACTACCACGGGGTCATGCGCTCGCTGAAGCAGTACACCCGCGCCGAGCGGAACACGTACCGGGAGCTTCACCCCGAGTTCCTGCCCCGCTACTCGCTCGTCGGAACCAATATCCGTTTGTACCCGATTCCGACCGCGGGTCTGACGGGCGCCATCTTGTACGCGCCCGAGGCGACGACCCTCGTGAACTCCGGTGACACCGTGAACTACCCCAACGGGTGGCAACGATTTATCGTCATCGACGCGGCCATTCAGGCTCTGGCGAAAGAGGAGTCGGACGTGCGGACCCTCGTTGCGGAGCGCGCCGCCATCATCAAGGAAATCGAGCAGACCAAGGAGCAGCGGGATCTCGCGACGCCCAAGCGCGTCGTCGATCTGGAGGTCGCGGAGTCCTTCATCGAAGACTGGTGGTGACTCGTGGTCGCTCGCCTGAATCGCCCCACAGGTCTGCCGCAGATCACCACTCAGCGCGTGGATCAGCCGGTCATCCAGCGCGCGGTGGACGCCATCACGCGCACGCTCATTGCGGTCGTCAACTTCCTCCAGCCATTCGCCCAACCGCAGCCCTGGGTGGCAGTCCCGTTCAATTCTGACTGGACTGCCACGCTCTCGACTCTTCAAGCGCCCCAGTTCAGGAAAGATCCGCTTGGTTACGTGGAGCTTCGCGGGTGGGCCTCTACGGCGACTGGAGTGAGTACTGTCATTGCGGTACTCCCTGTCACGCACAGGCCCCCTACGCGAAGCTCATTTCCAGCCTTCCGTTTGAACGGTGCGACCTATACGGTGGCACGGCTGGACGTGGACGTGGATGGTCGCGTCCTCATGGCATCACCCGCCGTAGGGGCGGGCGACAGCGTGACTCTCAGTGGGATTAAGTTCTCGGTGGACCCATGAGCCTGAACAAGCAACTCGTTCACTTGAACATGACGGGCGGCCTTCAGAAGAAGGACGATCAGTTCCTCGTCATTCCGAGCAAACTCACCGCAGCGGACAACGTGGAGTTCGACGACGCCAGCACCGTCATCACCCGCGGCGGTCAGGCGAGGTTGACGCTCCCTGCCGGTTACGCGACCGCGATCCGGTCCTTCGTCCGAGCAGGTACGGCGAACCTTGAATTCGAGGACGGCTCGACCATCCGCGCGAACGGCCTTTCGGGCGCGAGCGACTACGCGAACTGGCGCGGGTCCGCCCTCTCCTACGAGCCCTCGACGTTCCCGCGCGTGGGCGTACAGACTCGGCGCATCGCGCAGTACCCTATCGACGGCGCATCTTTCGATGTCGCCTATGGCGCGACCAACTACTGCCTCGCGTGGTCTGAGTACGACGCGAACCTGGGGTATGTGGTTCAGGTTTCGATTCGCTCCGTCACCACCGACATTGAGGTGCAGCGAAACGTCATCAGCGGGGCAGCAGCGTCGGAGTACGTGATGCAGCCTCGCGTCATCTACGACTCGACCAACGCGCGATTCTCCATCTTCACGTATCATGAGGATTCGGCGTTCGTTACCGCGTCGATGAAGGGCTCCTACGTGGCCGAAACGGGCGGATCGTTCACCGGCCCGACGATCCTCATCGCGATGTCTTACGCTGGCGGCGGACTCTCCGCGCTGGCCGATGCCGCGATCTATCCGGGCCAAGGGTATTGTCTGGTGTCGCGCGACGCGGACCTCACCGGAACTGTGCGGATGCGGCTTGTCAACCTCTCGCACGGTTCGATTGTGGCGTCCACGAGCGCGGTCCCAGCGACCGTACTGTCCTCTCTGACCGCCCACGCCACCTACTCAGGCGGCGTACTCCTCGGGCACGCAATCTTCGGCGCCGGGGCCAATTTGCGCGGCTACCGCCTGCCCTCAAACACGGGCGTCATGTCCGCTTCAGTCACCATCCGCACGCTCACGGGGACGATCGGACGCGTCGTCGTCACGGATGTGAGCGGCGCACTGCACATCACGATTGATCAACTGACTGCCACCAGTGACACCTACGCCACGACGTACTTGATCAACGCGACTACGGCGCACGTCTTCACGTCTCAGACAGCCATCAGCACCAACTGCTTCATCGACGGGCGCTCGTTCTCGATGCGCTCTCGTAACTTCGTGCCGATGGTCTTCACCTCGAACTCCAACCAGAGCACGCACTTCCTCCTCGACATCACTGAAGCCGCCGAAAACCTCGGGGTCGCTACGACGGCGAAGCCTTCGTTCGTCTCGCGGGTCGATTACGGGGAGGTCGCCGCGTCGGGGTACGGGATCAATCTCGGCGCACGCGTTCGAGGCAGCCATGCCTCGATGGTCACCTACGCCAAGTACGAGACGGACCTTCGATTGGCGGGGGCGACGAACGCAACTCGCATCGTGCTCGTTGCCGCCAAGTTTGCCCCGACTGAGCAACTCGGTGACGCGGAGATCAACGGACTGGCGCTCCTCGCTGGCGCGCTGCCCCGCGTGTGCGACGGGGCGCAGATTGTGGAGGAGGGTTTTCACTGGGGGCCTGAAGTGCAAGGTGCTGCTTTGACTCCGGTAACCACGGGGTCGGGCATCTACAGCTTCCCCTCGGTCGGCAGTTACTCTGTGGCGTTCACCGAGGGTTGGATGGACGCACAGGGCAACTGGCACGAATCTGCGGTGGCTCGCACATTCAGCCTTACCACCACGCTCGGCAATCTCGACATCAACCCGACCTTCATTCGACCGCCCAGCGTGAAAAACGACCGGCAGTTGATCATGTACCGCACGAAGTTGCTCGGCACGGACACCAGCCTCTATCTCGCGCACGCCGGTGACTTGTCTACGGGGACCGTGGTTGAAGTTACGGATGCGGACCTACCGAGCGGCGAGCAGTTGTACACCGCAGGCAACGTGCTCCCCAACACTCCCGCACCTGCGT